CTACTTCCTCATTGTTCAAAATAAAAGTGGCATGAATTTGCACTATGCAGAATGAGTAACACCCGGTAGTTTACAAATGTACCATAAATTTAAATGAGGCTTTTCAATAATAAGTGAATCTACTTCACCATTTGAATTGTAATATACTTTATCTTCATACCAAAATTTGTTATTTTCATCGTCTTTATCAGCAATCGTATATCCTTTTTTCGCATATTTCAAGGCTTTGGCAAAATCGAAATATTTGATTTCTTTGGTTTTTGATAGTTCATTTACCATTCTTTTAGCGTTGCTCTTACGTTCTGATTGCCCTGATGTGTCAATTTCTGAATCAACAAGTTTCACTTGGTCAAATTTATAAAACCACGTTGGGCAAAAATAACTCACACATTCAGGTGGTAAATCTTTAACTCTCACTCCTGAATCTGAGAAAGATTCAATCACCCCAATTTTTCCAACCGCGCTTTTTATTACACCACTGCTGCAAACGGTTTCTAATTCTTTTATTAAAGCATCCGACAGTATTTCTACCTTATCGCCTACTTTATAGTTGATATGATTTTGATAAGGATCCTTCAAAATCTTTACTTTGTCACCCCTCTTAAAGTTAAGTTCTGGTTTATCAGTTGCTTCAAATAACTCTAAAGCATCTGGGGAAAAATATTGGATCATTGTTTCACTCTCTGTATGTCTTACATCACTAAAACCAAAATTAATAAATGTGGCAATTGTAATTTCAACACCCACTATTAAATTTCCAAATGAGTTAACCTTATTTTCTGTAACTGTTCCAATTATTCCATCGTAACGCTCATTACTCTTGCCGATTGTAGGGCCTTTAATTTTAACTTGATCGCCTTTTTTAAATTTTTGCTTATTATTTTTTTCTAAAAGCACCAAACATTCGTTTGTTAATTTTCTAATCTCTTGTAATATGTTCATTTCTTACCCCTTCCGTTATCTGGTAAATAAAAATGTATGCCTTCGCTTTTCTCTTCGTCATCCTCATCGTTAGGCGCTTTTATAGAAGGTCTATTGCCTGCAATTGAAGCTAAATCTGGCATAGTAGCCTTCATTTTATTAGCCATAATAATACGTTTAAAATCGTCCGGCTCATTTAAAGTAGCTCTGAGATTCTTCATATTTAAATTAACAGCGTCTTTAATGAAATTATCAACAATATTATTTAACTGTAAAATTTCATCAACTTTATTTTTAACTAATGCCTGCGCCTTTTCATCAATTTTGTCAATTTTTTCTTGCACATTATGTAACATCGTTAGAGCCTCAGCCTTTTCAGCCACAATAGTTGTCAATTTTTTATTATCCCAGTGCTCTTTTTTTGCTCTCATTACAATCGCGGTGCGAGGTATTTTGACTTTTTTTGACACTTCCGCACAACTTTCCCCCATCTCAAATAACGCTTGGGCTTCTTTCCAAATTTTTAAGGGGTAAGCCATTAAATGATAATCCTTTTGAAAGTACAGCCTAATTGAGATTCAATAAAATTTTGACGCAATAAATATAAATTTCTTTTATTAAATTTAATTTTTCTAATTCACTATTAAAACAATTTTTTAATTTGTATAGCTAATAACTTTTCAACTTTTCAGATGATTGATAAATATTTACCCATTATTCAGCTCTTTGTGTGCTTTTCTTATGAGTTAATGCTGGCTCTTCTATGATTGTAAATCTAGAGATTTGACGAGTAGGTTTAGTATCTTCTGTAACATGACCATGCTTGATAGCATCTTGCATATCAAAAGAATGCGGACGCCCCATTTTGTCTTTATAATTTTCGATAAACACACTAGTCGTTAGCATATCGTTTTTATGAGCTTCAAAATACCAATCTGGCACTTCTACTATGTCACCAATGCGAACATCTTTCATCTCAAATTCAGATCCCGCTAATAAGCGTTGCTGATAGTCTTTAAATGATTTAAATTTCATTTCTAACATTTTATCTTTAAAATCTTGATAAACTTCATCGGGTATCATATGAACGGATGTGGTTACATTAAATTTTACTTTCTTCATCAGCGGGCTCCTTAAATAATTCTGAAATGGGTTTTATAAGTAAATTACCAATTTTGAATTGGTTCAATGTTCCATGTATTATTTGCTCAATTAAACCGTTACCAATTCTTTTTGATACCGGAAACATTTTAGGTTTAGATTTTATTTGATCGGTTACTACTACGCCCTTTAATAAATCTAAAGATATTTGTTGATTTTCTTTACCAATAAAAATAATTTTTATTAATGTGTTTGTTCTAATTTTATTAAACACATCAAGCGGAATATAAACTAAATTAGGAGAACGTGTAATATACATTTATTTTTCAAACTCAGTATAAGAAATTTTTAATCTGTCTAGTTCTTTTTTTATGCTATCAAAATTCATTTTATTTTCTGTTTCAATTTTAATCCCAAATATTGAATCTTTATTAACAACGGCAGTATCTTCAATATCTAATGCATTTAAATTAACTGGTAAATCCATACCCCAATCAAGTAATAATTCGGTATCCCAGCATGGCACCTTAGAATAATACCCAAAATGCTTTAATGCTCTTAAACGTTGATTGCCGCCAATTACTACAGGTACAACTACTAAAGTTCTAACTTCCAACATTTCTGGAAAGTCTTCAAGTGATTTGATCGCCTTAATGAAACCATCTTGCGTTAGATCACGCGGATTTTGCTTAATCCCCTATCTCAATGTTTTCAATCATAATCAGATTCTTTAAACCGCATAGTATCAATCCTGTGTTTACGATACATTTTACATACATCTTTTCTGTTATCAATTGCTAAAGATATAGGGTCGCCATAGGATTTTATGATTTGATTCAGTAAAGTTTCCTTAGTTTTAACATCATCTTTACTCTCTTCATTAGGTGAATAAATATTATCCCACGGAAGGCAAGCAACTTTTAACAAATTTTCTATTTTTGCTTTATCTAGTGGATGTAAATTTGCAGCAGTAATCAAACAAATATCGTATTTTCTGTATGCAAAACCTCTTAAACAATCAGCAACAACATCATTAATTTGTTCGTTTTCGTTTAATAAAGTGCCATGCAGATCACACAAAATCATCATTTTAACTGCCTACGCTTGATTTTCTGAAGCTGTTTGCTCTGGTTGTGCTTCAGCGGCTACATCTTTAGCAATTTGCTGTAATTCTTCTTGTGTTAAATCTCTCGGAGCTGCTGCGGGCTGTTGGTCTAATACAAACCTAGCCATTCCACCACCAGATTGTGTTAATTGCGAATCTTCACCGTGAGTAACTTTGATCACGAGTCTGTTATCGGCCAAAATTATTTTTGTAAAAACCAAATTTGGTATTGTTGTTTCGTTAACTGTTAAAATTTCTGATATTTGCATGATTATCCTTTTTAAATAAAAAAACCCCACTGAGAATTGAAACGGAGCGGGGTTTTTCGATGAATGCGTACATTCAATTTATCCGTTTCGATACATAAATTCAAAGTACAGACTGCATTATACCTTGAGATTTTCTATTTGTCAAATTATTTTTTGAATTACTGTTGTTGTTTTACCTCAAACTCTTCAATCTCAATGAGTTTATTGCGATGATCAATCAATAAATTGCCATAAAGACGATTATTTTTTTTGTCAATCATGATACGCTGTCGAGGCTTAACTAATGCTCTGTAGTTTTGTCCTGTAAGTAGTGCATCCTCAATGTCTAAAGCCTCATTTGCCCATTTATTGAGAGTGATTATTGTTGATCGTATTTGATGCGGTTGTAATGATGGTTTAGCTAAAATGTAACCATAGATTGTGTCCCACTCTGAGTTTGTAAATTTTGTATTTTGTTCTTTTGCAATTTGCTTCCAATTTTCAAAACTATTATTTGCCATTTTTTTGATGTAATCAGGTGAGTCCAAATTTGTTGGCTCGGGTTTTTCCGAAGTAGCGCGCACGCGCTGTACTTGTACTACTCTTTCTCTTTCTCTTTCTCTTTCTCTTTCTCTAGGAGCGTTACATTCGTTACACTCACATGTTACATCGCCGTTACATTCGTTACATGTAACATTTTGTAACGCGTTACATTCGTCTATTGACCTTTTGCGAAGCCTATATTTTGCAACCCTTTCCGATGAATCGTCATATTTACCAATGAGTTTAGGCACATCATTAAAGAAAACTGTATTAATATCAATATCTTGCATTAAATTTGTGCTGCGCAAAAAACTTAACGCCATTTTGATATTATCTACCTCTTCATCCAAAATTAAAGCCAATTCATCTTCGATTTTTTCCTCTAATTTTTGATATTCGTAGTGACCTTCGGTATTAACTGTAAGCAACATTAATTTTTGATAAATGATTAAATATTTATCACCACCTGCAATTTTTCGTAACTTTTTTACAGCAGGAGAACTGAAAAAATCTACTTTTAATTTTAGCCAATTATTTTTTTTACCAATGTTCATACAATTATCCTTCAATCACGTTTAAAACCTACGCTTTTATAGCGACCTTTTTCTAATGTTTCTTCTCCGGGTTCTCCGGGCATAAACCATTCTTTTGTATCTTGATTTAAGCGCATTCCGGCTTCTTGCATAACATATATGAAATCGGCTTTATCTCTAAATTTTTTATCATTTATTTTACAGATTGGACAACCAATCCATTTGATATTTCCAGATGGAAATCTATGTAATTCATTATCAAAATATGTTTGGTGCCGTTGACAGAAATCATCAACTTTAGTATCAAGTATATCCGGCATTTTAAACGTTATTGTATCTTTTTTACAATTATCGTATCCATATTTTTTTTGGCAATTTTCATGCCCTTTATGCCAAACTTTCATTGTAATACTAGCCCCTAAATTTTTAAATGGATTTTCTAATTTTGTAGACATTATTTTAATCTCACAATCAATGTACAGTATTTGGCGTCTCCCATCGTGCCACCGTTTATTCCAGCATTAATCTTTTTATTTAAATACCCCTCCTCTGTTAATTGAGCTAAATATTTATTAAGAGTAGGTCTAGTTATTTTTAATTTATTTGCAATAACACCTAAAAATATTTTATTTTCTCCAATCTTTAATTTTTTCAATATGTTTTGTTTTGTTTTATTCATTTTCACAATAAATTATCCTTTTAACGTTAAGTAATGATTATAACACAAATTTATTTAAATGCAAAAACAAATATAAACCATTGCGATCATTAAAGTTAATTTTTTAAATAAAAAACTTAAAAATAAATGTAAAAAAGACTTGACATTTAGATTTTAGTTATGGCATAATACGGTCATGAGCTGGTAAATGGTTTGCCAGCAAAAAAACAAAATGAGGTAACCAAAATGAAAGAAATTATTGACGAAAAAATATATAACACTAAAATTGCAAAACATTGCAATTATTGGAATAACGATAAATTTAGGAATTTATAATGTTGAAAACAATAATAATTAATGATAAGCAATATAATATTGATACACTTCAAAAAAAGTATCAAACAACAAGCTTGAAGCGTATTATACAGTTTGTTAATGTTGAGCAAAATTTTGAAAATAATACTAAATTAGATAAAACATATTTTTTTTATAAAGTTTTTAATATTGACAATAATATAATAAATTTAACGATTAATTGATTTTTAATTTAACGAAACGGAATAATGAGATGAAAAATTTAACTGAACTTAAAGAAAATTTAATGGAATTTTACTCTGAATGTGTGGTTGCCCGATATCATAAGATTAAAAATGTTGCAGAAGAAAATTATCGCGATAAGGGGATTAGCAGACGCAAATGTTATAAAGCTTTTGAATTAGGTAGGAAACTATTTATACAACGTAAAGGCCGCACTATGAAATATTTATATTTAAATAAAGAGTATAACAAATGATAAATAAAATTATGTTTCTCCAACAATTAATTATTTTTATAGGCATATTGGATTTAATTCATATTAATGCAACTAATCAAGATTTAATCTTTTTTTGGCTAATATTCTTCCTTCCATTATTTTTCATAATTGGATTAAGTTTAATGTTTTATGGAGAATTTTAAATGAAACAATTTAAAGTCCAGAAACAAAAACTTATTGATTTAATCAATCAATTTGATGATGAAATATCCGAGAATCTTAAATATGATATTATAGCTAAGATATGTTGTTTGACCCCGCAAGTAAAAGCGTTAGAATGGAATGAATTTAACTCTGCTCAACAATATGCAATTACACCAGAACGCATAAACTTGAGGATATATAGCGGTAGATTTATCTTAAATATTTATGATACTCCTGGTTATGAAGTCCCGGAGCCAATGGGGCTTTTTAATACAATAGAAGAAGCACAAGCAGTGGCCCAAGAGCATTATAACAACTTTATTTTAGGAGAAATAAAATGAAAATTATAAAGGAAACTTCCTTAAGTGTAGATTTTATTATAAAAAAATATGAGGATGAATTTACAAAATTAGCAATCTCTGTTATGGATGAAGAATTAAGTCCTACAATGTGTGGTGCAGGTTCAAATCCAGCGACTCCCCAAAATTATGAAAACCAAAATCAGAGTGTTAATATTCATTTTCATGGACCAATTGTCAGATCAAATGATAGCGAAATACCATTAGATTTATATATTGGTGAAAGTGAAACACGGCTATGTAATAAGAATGAATCACATTTAAACGATTGTGATCTAATTGAAGAAAGTAATTAAATGGATAAAATAATTTTAAACGAAAATACACTAATCTTAGATACTGAAACAACAGGACTAGATAGTAAAGCAGAAATATGCGAAATTACAATAATAGATAGTAATGGGAAGCCTTTAATTAATACGTTAGTTAAACCTATTAATCCCATTCCTGAAGAAGCTATTAAAATACATGGTATTACTAATGAAATGGTAGCAAATTCTCCTACGTTTATTGAGATTGAAGACGAAATTTTTAACATTTTGTATAATAAAAAAATTGTTATCTACAATGCAGATTATGATATAAGATTATTAATGCAATGCGCTAATGATGCAAAAGCATTTGATACATTTAGAGCATCAAGTATATGTGTAATGAAATGGTATCAACAATTTACTGAATCAACAAAATGGATAAAATTAACTAAAGCATGCGAACACATGAAAATTGATATATCAGATATATTAGCGCATAGAGCGTTGGCAGATTGTAACATGACATTAAGATTAATTAAAACAGTCAATTCAAAATTAGATTTTATGCATTCAGGCATGATTGTAAAATATGTGGGCAATGAACCTACAAATTATGGTAAAACAGGGGTTTTTCAACGCATGATATTTGGCACGACAGTTGCTAAAATTAATATTGACGGCATTCTAATGGCATGCGATATATCAAACTTAATCTCATTTAAAGAAGAGGATTCACAAATTATTATGACAAATCAACCAGAAATTATTAACAATACTTATCAATTAAACACAGAAATTACATTTGATATTGTATTTAAACAACCAGAAATTACATTTGATGAAAACAAATTTAAAGAAAGTATTAATCAAGTAATTATGCCAATTAAAGAATTAGGCACTAATTTAACTAAAGAAATATTAACTGATACATTGGCTAAATTGCGTAAATTTCAAAAAGAGATAAGCGACCGCAGAATTGCAATTGTTAAAGAGATTAAAGCTCCCATCACTGATTTAGAAAATAAAATTAAAAAAGGTGATGCTGAAATTGAAAATTATATTAGTAAATATGACGCAGAATTGAAAAAAATTGAAGCAATTGCAAAAGCCGCAAAAGGCGTAAAAATTGATGAGCTATTGAAGCAAGCATCAATTAAATTTATGTTAAATTCAAAATATGCTGGTTTATTAGTTTGTTCAGACGAATATTTTTTACAAAAATGGACTTTAGAAAAAATCAAAATTGATATTGATAATAGAGCTGAAGCATTGTTTAAACAACAAGATTATGAACGTATTCAGAGTGAATTAAAAAACACTCAAATTGAGAGCCGCACACGTTTAATTGAGCATCTTAATAATAATTATATGACATCTTATACTTATGCTAATTATCCAATTGAAAAATTTACAGATTATGAAGTTGCTGCTGATTATATCAAAAAAGATATGGAAAATCGGGAAAAATTAGCTAAAAAAGCTCAAGCAGATATGGAAATAATTAAAAATAACTATGAGGTTACTGATAAATCTGAAGCTGTTGTTAAGGTTACACAAAGTTTGGAACAAGTAGAAAAGCCACAATTAATTTTTCAAAATCTTCGTCTCGGCGCTGAAAAGCAAAATTTAATAATACAGGCTGTAGCTAAATTAAAAGCAAATGGTTTAAGTGTGGAGTTTATTTAATGATAAAATTTTTTATAATATTATGTTTTTTATGTTCATCAGTTTTTGCAGACTTTACGCAATACGGTTCGGGACAAATTAATGGTTGTAGCATAACAATTAATTTGCCTCAAAAATACACTAGCGCCACATCTTTTGCAATTTCTGTGACATCTCAGGGAAGCAGTGGATTACCTATTTATGCATTTGCCGCAATTGGCACAAACGGGGGCGCTTCAATTTTAGTGTCTCGCGATGAAAGCAATTGCCAATACACCGGGTATTTTAGTTGGATAACTGTTGGTAATTAATGTTTCACATAAAACATTTTACGTCGCACAATCAAAATTTAAAAATAAATGTAAAAAAGACTTGACATTTAGATTTTAGTTATGGCATAATACGGTCATGAGCTGGTAAATGGTTTGCCAGCAAAAAACAAAATGAGATAAACAAAATGAGAACAGAACTAATAAAAATATCTTTTAAAAATTATTGCGAAATAGATGCAATTAATAGCTCAAAACTTCGTGATTTTTTTGCAGATGCAAAATTATTTTATAAAATATATATTGCAAAAACTGTTGAAAAGCCAGAAGAGGATCGCCATTTTGTGGTTGGACGGGCAATACATTGTTTAGTTTTAGAGCCAGAAGAATTTGATAAAAACTTTATGGTTGGCGAGCGTAGAAAAAGCACTAAAATTGGCATTGCAAATCATGCTATAGCGCAAGAAGCTGGATTGTCACTAATTAGTGTAGATGAGCATTTATTGTGTAAATCTATAGCAGCCGAATTGCCGGAACAATACGAATGGAGTAAATATCATCAAGATGCTATAAATATTTATAGCGAGGTGGTTATTGTATTAGATTTAGAAAATGGCACAAAATTAAAGGTAATGCTTGATCGTTGCATAGAGCATGCAAATGTTGTGTATGTTGACGATATAAAATCAACATCTAAAGATAACGATAACGATTTTGATGATGCAATAGCAGATTATGATTATTTGCTGCAATTTGCTTTTTACAAATTTGTAGCAGAAAAGCATTTTGGTAAACCTTGTATTTTTAGATTTGTATTTTGCAGCAAAAATGAACCGTTTAATTTGGCGTTTATAAAAATGAATGAGGTGCAAGCGGATACTGGTTTTAAAGTTTTTGATTATGCTCTTAGCAAATATGTACATGCACAAAATAGCGGAGAATGGTATAACCCTCAGGTACGAGAAAGAGAAGCCAGATTATCGACTTATAAAATGAAAAAATATTTAAACTTTTTAGGAAATTAATATATGAATGAATTACAAAATACTAACACAAAAACAGAAGTAGCAGAGAAAAAATACTTTACTCTTTTGCCACAAAATTTGACAGAAGCCACAGATCTTGCAGAGCGTTATTCTAAGTCTGGAATGGTGCCCAAAAATTATATAAATAATCCGGGCGCTATACTTGCAGCGTGGGATTTTGGTGGTAGCTTAGGGCTAGGTTTAATGCAATCATTGCAGGGAATTGCTGTAATTAATGGAATGCCTACCCTCTGGGGTGATGCGGCATTAGCTGTAGTAATGGCCAGTGGGCTATTAGACGACATTGACGAATCAATTCCGGGGCAATGTACAGTTATAAGAAAAGGCAAAAAACCTAAAACAACGTATTTTAGCATGGAAGATGCGGCATTAGCTGGTTTAACTAGAAAAGAGGGGCCTTGGAAGCAATATCCAAAACGCATGTTACAAATGCGTAATAGAGCATTTGCATTACGCGATTCTTTTGCCGATGTTTTAAAAGGTATGCAAATCGCTGAAGAAGTGCAAGATTATGTAAATCCGTATCCCAATGCTGTTAATGTTGAGCCTAAAAAATTTGAAAGTGTATTAAATGAAAATAAATCAGAAATTGTTAGTGAACATCCAGAATCTAAAGATTTAAATTTAAGTCTTGATGAAATGAATCAAATGCTAAAATTGCAAACATCTATCAGAACATTGAGAAAATCCAAAGAAGATGTTATATCTAGAAAATTTTCTGCCGATGCAATAAGGATTATGGACTCTTTAATCGATAATTGCTTTGTAGGTAAAACATTGGCTGAATTGCAAGAACAAGAAGCATTTTTAACTGAATTGAAATAAGTTTAAAGGAAATAAATAAAATGTCAAATTTACGTGTTAACATTTTGGATAAAATAATAGATCGTTTACTTGATGAAGAAGTTAACAGTGAATCTTCATCAATCTATGCTAATTATTTAAATAAAATAGCAATCGTTCGCACATTTGCAGCTGGAGTATTTTTTGCAAAAATTATACAAATTGAAAAAGCTGGATATATTGGGCACGCAAATGCTATTCTTTCAAAATGTAGAAGAATTTGGAAATGGTCTGGTGCAACAGAGTTATCTGATCTAGCAGAAAATGGAGTAAAAAATAAGTCAGAGAGTAAATTAAGCGTTCCTACAGATAATCATCTTGTGTTGGGAGTGGTTGAAATATTGATATGTTCTAAAAAATGTATTAATAATATTAATTCAATTCCAAATTGGAGTGAAAATGAATAAAATTGCATTTATTAAATATGGTTATGGCTCTGGTTATGGCGATGGCTCTGGTTATGGTTATGGTTATGGTTATGGCGATGGCGATGGCTCTGGCGATGGCTCTGGCGATGGCTCTGGCTCTGGTTATGGTTATGGTTATGGTTATGGTTATGGCGATGGCTCTGGCGATGGCTCTGGTTATGGTTATGGTTATGGCGATGGCTATGGCTCTGGCGATGGCTCTGGCGATGGCTTTTCCTAAATATTAATCAATTTGTAGAAATTATAAAATGAAAATTAGCGAATTAATAAAAGACCTTGAAAACATCAAAAAAACTTACGGTGATTTGGAAACTAGAATCGGTTATGATGATGAAGGTTGGTATATAGAAAATGTAGACGTTGACCCAGAAATGACCAGCGATGGAGAAGAGGGTAGCGATGATATTTGTTGGATAATGGGCAAATGAAATCATTAAAACCACAACCATGTAAGCATGGAACCCCAATTGATGATATGTGCCCGTATTGTGAAAGTGAGTGTATGTAAAATGACAGTTAAAGAATTGATTACAATACTCCAAAATGAAGACCCGGAGTTACCAGTTGTTATTTATGATCATGATTTTGCCTTATTGGATTCTGTTGATCATATTAATTTGCGTATCCATGGTAAAAATCAGTATTGTGTTTTATTAAATATATCTTAAGGAGTAAAAAATGAGCAGACAAGGCTTATATTATGAAGACGTGCGTTACGCTACCAATTGGCAACACGCATTGCCTATTGCGATAAAAAGGTGCAAAGAATCAAGGTTTAATGCAACTATGATGCCAAGTTTGTTTGGGGCAATGTGGTTTTTATTAAAAGGGATTAAAAAATGATAATTCTATTAAATATTATCAAAGGTGAAGTTTTATGGATTGGCAGCAGTATAATAGCAAGAATTGATTATGGAAATACAACAGTTAAAGGAAAAAATCAATGACATTTGAAGAGCAAAAGCTATTGTTTATAAAATCAATAATAGAAGATCCTCGTATGGATGGTTTTAGCAAATCAAAATCTATTCATTTTATTAATGAATTAGGCAATAATATTAAATTTACGCATATAAAACTTTATACCGAGCATGTTGTCAAGGGTGAGGTTTTGTGGATTGGAAACAGTAATCTACATACTGGAGAATATGAACATTTTTCTGGCAGATCCGAAACAGGAGAAATTGCTCCTGAATTGAAAAATGACGATTACGCTTATGTTTTAATGAAAGTGAAGGTAAAAGAATGAACGAAAACGAATTTTTGAAACTAACAAAAGAAATAAATATATTTAAAATAAAACAACATAATTCAGGAGAGTATGAAATCACGTTAACAGAACGCATATATGACAGAATAGTTTATATCCATTGGGATTACTTCACGCAAAAAGATATTATGATACCAATGTTAAAAGCGGCGGCAATTAGGCATACGTATGGCGATAGAATTCAAATTATTTTAGATGCACCTTATTTGCCATACGCTAGACAAGATCGAGTATTTGAGGCCGGACAATCAATTGCATTTATAGATTTTACGAAAATCATTTTTTTAAATTTTGATGTTGTAAGAACCCAGGCGTTACATTGTCACAATTATTATGCATTTGGCAAGAACTATATAAATATAGACCGCTATAATTTAATGGAATTGCAATCGCAATATAATATTGTGTTTCCCGATGCATCGGCCAGACATCATTATTATTATTCGGATGATAAAATGATAACTTTTAATAAAGTTAGAAATAAATTTGGGACGCCTCATTTAGAATTGGACGCATTCCGTATGCCTTATAAAATTGATTTATATAAACCATTTTTAATTTGTGATGATATTGGCGATGGCAACCGTACATTTGTAGAATGCGCAAAAGCATTGAGAAAAGAGTTTGAACACTCAGAAAGGCTTAATATTGAAATCGAACTGATGGTTTATCATCAATTTGGTACTTACGGTTTTGATAACTTAATAGAAGAGGGAATCAACAAATTAAAAATTATTAATAAAGATAGTTATAATTTTATTGTGAACAAATACAATAATATATCAGGCCTAGAAGTTGAACAAGTGGTATTTCAAGAAGGAGATCAAGAATAATGATTAAATTAAATCCTATGTATATGTGTGATTTTTACAAAATTGGACATAAATTTCAATATCCAGAAGGCACAGAATTGGTTTACAGTAATTTAACACCTAGGAGCGATAAATTATCAACTTGTAAACAAAGCCCTTTTTACGATGGGAAAATGATTGTGTTTGGAATTCAATATTTTATTAAAAATTTACACGATAGTTTTGAGGATAACTTTTTTAAATTACCTCTTAATGAGGTTTTAAGTGATTATAAACAAATTATTGAACACGGATTGGGTAAAAATGCAATAACATTCGATCATATTGAGGCGCTCCATAAATTGGGTTATTTACCAATTCATATTAAAGCTTTACCAGAGGGATCACGTGTTAATATGAAAGTTCCCATACTGACAATATGCAATACGTTATCGGAATTTTATTGGCTTACTAATTTTCTCGAAACATGGATGTCGGCAGATATTTGGAAATTATGCACTAACGCAACTATAGCTTTTGAGTATAAAAAGATATTAATTCACTATGCAGTTAAAACTGGCTCAGATTTAAGCGCAGTCGATTTCCAAGCACATGATTTTAGCTTTAGGGGGATGAGTGGGCACATGGATGCCGCAACGTCAGGAATGGCGCATTTAACTTGTTTTTTAGGCACTGACACAATTCCGGCAATTCCTATGTTGCAGTATTATTATAATGCTGATTTACACACTACCATTGGGTGTAGTGTTCCAGCAACAGAACATTCCGTTATGAGCCTTAATGGCAAAGATAATGAGATAGAATTATTTGAGAGGTTAATAACCAAAACTTATCCAAAAAAAATAGTTTCAATAGTCAGTGATACTTGGGATTTTTGGCAAGTTATAACAGATTATTTACCAAAACTAAAAGATGTAATCATGTCACGAGATGGTAAAGTGGTTATTAGACCTGATTCCGGCGATCCTGTAGATATTATATGCGGCAAACTAGAAGAAACACGCTTGCCAAGTGGAAATTATGAGGAATTTTACCCAGATACTCCAGAAGGGAAAGGAGCCATACAATGCTTATGGGATACTTTTGGCGGTACAATTAACGGAAAAGGCTATAAAGTTTTAGACACCCATATTGGTTTAATTTATGGCGACAGTATCACACTTGAGCGAGCTAACATTATATTAGATAAACTTGAGAAGAAAGGTTTTGCGAGCAGTAATGTTGTGTTTGGCATTGGAAGTTATACATATCAATACTCTACCCGAGATAGTTTTGGCATGGCAGTAAAATCAACTTGTGGCATTGTAAATGGTGAAAAACGAGAAATATTTAAAGAGCCAAAAACTGATTCTGGTACTAAAAAGTCTGCTAGAGGTTTTTTAAATGTTGATTTTATCGATGGTGAATATGTGCTTCATGACCAAGTGAGTTTTGATGATGAAATAATAGGTGAATTAATAACGGTATATGATAGCGGTAATTGTAATACCATTAATAAAACTACATTACATAAAATACGCGGACAAATTAATAAACAATTGAACAATTATATGATTAAATTAAAAAAATAATTTATTTTTAAGGGAGTTTTTAAATGAAGCAAAGTCAAATATGTGATCTATGGAATGCATGTTTAAATCAAGATGATTGGGAGCAAATTAATGTTACTACAATTTTAAATCAAGAACAAGATATTATGATTCAAATAGATTTTGTTACGCAGTTTACAATTATATTTAACTCAACGAACCCAGATAAATTTTGGATTGAACGCATTCCGCGTAAACTAGAGTTAGATAATCAATTAGAATTATTTTATGTATTTAGCAAAAATTATGGAAAGAAAATATAATGCCAATAAAACGAGAATTCTATTATAAACCAATTATTGATTTTTTAAAAAAATCAAATGGAAAGATCAGTCGCGATAACTTATATATTTTTATAATTGAAAATTTTGGAGTTAAGGAGCCGCGTAAAATTATAACTAAACTTAAGCAAATGGGATATATTAAAGAACATACTAAAACAATTCGAACTATTGATCTTATAAAAGCGTAAAAACATGCAGCATAACGAATCTAAAGAACAGGCATCATTGATATATTGGACAACCTTAGCAATTAATGTATATCCTGATTTAAAATGGTTACATTGTTCATTAAACGGTGTCAATTTGACACCAGTTCAGGCCAAGATTGCAAAAAGTCAAGGCATGAAAGCTGGAATAGCAGATTTATTTTTACCTGCAAAACGTGGAGAATATTCAGGACTTTACATAGAAATGAAATATGGTAAAAACAAATTAACTAAAGAACAAAAAGAGTTTTTGGAATATGTAAAATCCCAAGGTTTTTTAACTTTTGTTTGCTATGGCTGGTATGAAGCTAAAGAATTATTAATTAAATATCTTAATCAATAGTTTTACCAGCTTGAAAATCAGCTAAAGTTAATCCTGCAGTGTATTGTAAATGCGGCATATCTTTTATAGATTTAAAATCACCGCCCCATTCTAAACCGATATTTTTACCAATTTGGCCACATTTAATAAATAAAAGAGTATCATTCCAAGCAGCTTGATTATCAAGCATGGGGCAAAAATCAAAAGCAACTTTAAAATTATGAAAAGATTGCCCACCTTTAGCGTTAGTAACAATTTTGCCCGGTTCAGTACGACCTTGCGCATATAACGCATTTTGTGATTCATAGTCTCGATATGTTGCAGTAATAATTACTGTAATGCCTTCTTCTTTACATTTAGCAATAAATTGATTGCATAAAGCCTGCACTTTTGGATGCAGGTCTTCAATTTTTCTTGAGTTAATCATTATCCGCTAATATTAATCCATGCTGCTGGTTGACTTTCAGGTTTAACACCTACAATTGGAGTACTTGCGCCACTTGTTAAATATACTTTACCATTTTGAGATTCAAATACCATTTCTGCAATTCTATTGCTAGAGTTTGCAATCGGTTGAGTATTGTACTTGCCAAGAGGTGTCCAAGGTCCAACGTACCAAACTTGATAATTAATTGCAAAAGCAGCAAAAGCAACACTTGCCAAAAATATTGTTAATAATTTTTTCATTTTAAAAGTCTCCGTAAAAATGGTTAAAATTCCTAATTAAGTGTAGATATTTTATCATATTTTTTTAGTATCTGGTTATAATTTCTATTGCTATCGTTTATATAGTCAATCAAAACATTACATCTATTAGCAATTATTTCACATTGATTAACGTAGTCATTGATTCCTGCCGCTGCTGCACTAGGGATGATAAACTCTGTAACTGATTCTTTTGCATTAAATCTTTTGGCGGTAGCGGATACGCTGGGCATTCTATCCCCGCTTGCGAGGCGCAGCCAATAAGGAGTGATGCGATTATCAAGATTAAGTTTATCACGATTATTTGCGATTTCAAGTTGCGCATTTTTATAATTACCTTCAATAATATTTACTTGTTGATTAAGCGTTTGGATTGCTGATTCTCTTAATTGCATTTGATTTTGTAATTCCTCATAAGCTAAATTTTGGCTTATAATTTGGGCCTTTTGTTGTGCTGATAATTCTTTAAGATTTGCTATATTATTTTTTAAATGTGTAATGTCTTCTTTTAAAAATAAATAATATCCGACCCCTATAGTTATTACTCCACCAAATAATATTTTTTTCCAATTATTCAGCAGGAGATTGATTATCATTTGAATTATCCTTATCGTTTTTACCATTAAACCGATTAAATGCAATAAATACAGCTCCGCCAAGACCCGTAATAATTTTTTCAGAAAGACTATTGCTTGTTAATACATTATGTACTAATGTATGTAAGTCTTGATAAAAAATACATACAAAAAACATAGCAAGCAAAACTAATCCTATCCACGTACTTAATTGTTTCCAACCATATTGACAAAATGATTTTGGTGTATGTATAATCATATCGCACGCCTTTCTCTTTCAATATTATTAATTTTTTCTTCCAACATTTGTTGTTTTAAAAGATTTTCTAACGTAGATTTCTCAATTCGTTCAATCAAATTATTTTTTACAGTATTTAACCCTCTAATATTTTTAATATCATGCTGAATTTGATCTACTTTAGTGTTAGTAATAGATTGATGCTGAACTTGCTCCAGTTTCACTTCGTCAACTTTATCTTCAAGTTTTTCAAAATTTTGTAAAATTAATGTTTTAAAATATTCAAAATCTTTGTTAAAAGTTTTAAATTCTTTGTTAATATATCCCAATGTGCACACAAAAAAACCAGCACCAAAAATTATCGTCATTGTTTCGTAAGGACTTAAATTAAACATATTAAACCCCTTAAGAAGTAATTTATTGCTACATTAAATTTAAAATTATCTTTAAAATTATCTATCTGAGTGTAAAAATGAGCCATTTGTTTTGTTTTAAATGCAACGCTGAGCGTTGTAATTAAATAAAGTATCATGCAAAGATCAACTAATACATAAATAAACTTTTGCTTATGTGTATAACCCGGATTAGCTATATCTTTCGGAGTGTAATATAAATACCAAATTAATAATAAAATACCAATTTCATAAAATAATAAACTTTCATTTTGAGAAAACATATTTGAAGTAATGTAACCAATTGCCAATAAATTCGTGATTTCCCCTATTCCTTTTAATGAATTACTTAAAGTAGGGTCATTGAATACAGCATATAAACTAAAAAAAAACCAGGCCAATAAACCCATTTGAAAAACTTGTTGCATAATAAAACCTTTCTTATCCAATAAAAGTGACCATTATATTTGTTGTATAGAGACTTTGCGCACCAACTCCAGCCTCCCAATCACCAGACGCGTTTGCATCAAATTGCACCTGAAATTGTGCACCAGCGACTAAAGTTAAACAGGTAGAAAAAACACAGCTATCAGTGGAACCGCTTGAGTTATTAACTAACGGACGAGTATACCCAACCAAATAATTAAAAGCGCCTATTATTGATATTAATTTTAAAGCAGTTACAGAATTGCTTGTGCATTGTCCTTGCAGTTGAATTAAATATATACCTGAATATGGCACAACAAAATTCCCACTAATTGTATTATAAAGATTAGCCATCCCGCTCCCTACTATTGTATCAAATTTTAAAACTTGATTATTACCGGACGAGTAACTAAAATTATTTAAAAATGAAACTAATTGAGAAACTACCGGATTACCCTCTGAAGGTAATTTTTTTGCAAAAAAATTAAGGCCGATTGCTAAATCATTTTGACTAACTATTTGATTATTTCCCGCTTCACCATCTATTTGCGGAGCAAAAGACCAAAAAGCAAAATATGCATTAGCTGCATTTAATGTATTAAATGACATAAAACCAAATGCACCATAAACAGGAGTCAGCCATTTTGCCGCCTGTGGTTGCGTTATAGATGACCATGTTAACGAATATGTGGACGAATCTGGAGATGATAATACACCTTGCACCGCTGTTGTAGAAAAACCATCAGAGCCAAATAACAAAAAAACTCTATTAATTGGGTCATAAGCAGCCCCACTCCATGTTTCAGCAGTTGGGAATGGATTGGCCGAACCATCAGTCCATACGCCAAAATAATCAAAATACATATAATCATTTGTTGGCGTTCCGCCTCCTGTATCGATCAATAAAAATAACGTTGGGCTTGCACATAATTTAGCCGCCGTGTATGTTGTTATCGGTAAAGGTGTTGTAGATTGCCAATATTGTCCATTTGTTATACTGTAAGCCGTACTACCGCTATTAATAGAAATTGCCACAAATGTAGGGGCATAAGGATTTCCAAAACCAAAAAAATCTGCATACGCTATATTTGTATAATCATCCGAAGACGGTAGCGTAATTGGTACCCAATTATTACCGTCTGTAGATGTACTACACTGCCCACCATTTCCGACTACAACAAAATAACCATTACCGAAAGTTATATCATTGACAGAATTAATACCCATATCAAAAAAACTATTTTGCCAAATCGTCAAATTATATGAATACGCATATTGCCCAGCATCACCTACTATTACCCAAGTACCATTTCCGTAAGCAATTCCGGTAATTTTTGTAATTCCGGCATTAATTGGTGTGCCTGTTATCCAAGTTTTACCGTTATCTATTGTATAAGACAATACCCCGGTACCATCTCCAGCCGCAGTGCATGTTAAAAATATACCATCTCCATAAGCTGAAAATTGATAATTATTATTAAATGGTGCATCTGTTAATTGATTAAATGCAATAAAAGGTGAATGCGCGTTTAATGATGCGGTAGCCGCTAAATCTACAGTAATTGTTTGGGTGCCAGAATCATAAGATGATAGCCCATTTTGCACCACAGTACCATCACCAGATATAACGGTTAAAGCAGTTGCACCACCTCCACCTCCAGAGGTTGGATTGGGATATATATTCCCGCCATTTGGATATGTGTTACTCATCTTTTAAATCCTGTTTATTATTCTATTATTTCATCATAATGTTTTAGCTATATTTTTCATAAAATGAAAATCCAGCGTTTCCATCAATCACCGGCGCAAAATAGCCACTTGACGAAACGTTTTTAGTTGAACAAGAATAAACAAATGTACATTCAACCCAATCTCCAGCGTTAAAGCCACTGGGAGAAAATGTAAATGTTTGTTTATTTATCGACACTACTCCCGCTGAAGAGGAATATAAATCTACACTTGATAAAGTATTATATGTTACTGATTGATTACTTGATTGAACTGAAAATTGTAAGATGCCAGCTGAATTAAATTTTAAAGCAGAGAAACTAAATCTATAAGTAATTCCAACTTTTAAATATAAAAAATAATGGTAAACAAATTGTGCGGCAGATACACCGCCCGGACATATTCCTTTTGCTGTATCAGTTCCAAAGGGAACGGTATCCCAATCCGGTCCACTTATAATTTTATTTGCTAAAAAAGGAACAAATATTCCATACGAAGCACCTCCATATGCGGCCGTAATTGGAGTAGCATTCCAAACCCCGCTTGTTAGCGTTCCTACCGTTGTTAATGACGAGCTTCCAGCGAGAGGAGATGCTCCGAAAGTATTGTATGAAATGGTTCTAGCAGCAGAACCATCGAATGCGGAGCCACTTGCATCACCTGTGCCGCTATTATTAAATGTAGCAGCATTTGCAACACTTCCAGCCTGCCCCGTTGTATTTTGATTAAGCGTTGGCACATCCGCGGCTTGTATCGTACTAGATAGAACTGCTGTACCGTTTGAGCGCCAATACGTTCCAGCAGTTCCAGCGATAAGAGGAACAGCCATAGCGCTAAAAACATATTTTGTACCGTCGGAATATGCGAAAGTTCCAGTAGCGCCTACAGTGGTATTCCCCGTACCGCCTTGCAATAAACTGGCACTTCCTGATAATTGATTAAAATTATAATCCCCAATTGTAGCAACCACGTCTCCGGTTCTTCCAAATACGCTATCGACTTTTGAAATAACAACTAACCAATTCGCATCAATTTGACCCGGGATATCTTGTAAAGCATAAATCTGATCTCCGGGTTGGACTGGATTTGTGCCGACCGTTCCTCCAATCGTTATATACCACCAATCACCCATATTTATCGCACCACCGACACCACTACCGCCCGTAGCAGGATATAAACCGCCCGATGCATCCCAACCACCACGGAAAGATTTACCCGATACAATAGCGGAAGCTATAGCAGATTGGATAGTATTCGCAGTCATTAAAGCAGTTGTTGACGTACTAGTAGAGCTTGTTGTTATACTATTAACTGTGGGCCCAGAAGCTAGATTAATTCCATTTGCACTAATTTGAAATTGTAAAAAATTATCTGGTAGAAATTGTTGTATCCCCGTGCCAAAAAGAATTTTATTTGTTGATTCGCCATAATGTCGTAATCCATTCATTGAAGCAAATGGGGTAATTAAATCAATACTTGAGGGCGCTGTTAAATTCATTGAACCGCTATCTTGTGATATAGTATTACCAGCTGTATTTAAAGCCCCCCCCAATGTTATAGTTCCCGGAAAAATTAACGTTGACGAGAGGCTAAATGTTGGCGTAGATGAACCATCACCCCCGGATACTGTTATTTGATTTATTGTACCCGTTAATGTAACAGGATTTAAATCACCAGTTCCTGTAGTATTTGCAAGTAGGCCACTTGCAAGACTAGATAGTGGTAGGGAATTAGGCAAAGCTACAATCTCATTTAATTTAGTAATATAAGTCGCATCAGCAGTTGCACCACCTCCACCTCCAGAGGTTGGATTAGGATATATATTCCCGCCATTTGGATATGTGTTACTCATCTTAATAACTCCGATCAATTAAAAGATTAATGAATGCTGCGCCAGTGATTCCAGTACAAGTTATATTTAATGATTCTACAACTCCATAAAATTGTAAGATACAAGTTGATGCAATATTAATGCTATCGGTTGGCGTAATATCAGTAGCATATGGTGCATCATCCGCTGCAAATGCTTTTATTTGTATTGTGCCAGATAGCCCAGCTTTTATAACACTTGATTTGAGTGGTACATACAAACCGTTATCTAATTGCGTAACTTGATTATAAAAACATGCAGTAATTTGATTTTGAAATTGTGTATATCCCGCATTGCCATTGATTGAACTTGTAATTATAAAATTATTTTGATTTGGATTTAGTAATGTTCCATTTGCTGCTAGTAAAATATTTGTTCTCATTATTTTTGTACCCCCTTATTTAGATAAAACCATTTTAACATTTTGACGAATGTTATTTAAATCTCCAAGTGTAGCATTTAATTGTACTTGAAAATTATAAGTGTTGAAATTTATATTATTTAAATACATAGCTACTGATAAACTCATATCGTATGGCACTGTGTAAGTAAATAAATTAGCATACTCTGCGCGTAACAAAGCAACAGAAAAACCATTAATTTGAGTAATGCTATAATTTAATTGATTTTGAATATTTTCAAAAAACAAATTAGTTTGCGTGGTAACATTAGTTGTTAAATAATCAACTAACACATTGCAAATATCAATATATTCTTGAATTTGAGCATTAACCTGACTTTCATTCAAATTAAATATAAATTCTGAAGATGGTAACAATAAAGTATAATCTATAACATACTTGCCCAATGCTTGATTTGTATATACTGTTTGATTTATTCGTTGATAAAAATATGCCCGCATTGATAAATATGTATTTAATATTATCGTTAATGAATCAATTATAAATGTATTATTCATAGCCCACCCACCAAGTTATTGCCAATTGCACGAGTAGCCGAAATTGTGCCACCGATTGAAGTAACAGCATTTTGAGTGCCAATAAAATATTGTGATATCTCGCTGGTTGTAGTCGTATTTATGCTACCCGGATCTAAATGTGTAATATCTGATGTTAAAAAAGTAACTTCGCAAATCATGCAATTTAAACTATCAAATGTATAACTAACATCAAAAGAAATGGGAAGCACATTCATTATTTTTTGATAAAATGGATGTGTTAAAGTCCCTAATCCACCAGTCTCATTGTTGAATAATGCTTGTACAAAATTACGCATTGCACTTTGATACATTGTACCAGCAAAAACTACATTAAACGTTATATTTTGAGAGCCCACACCCAAATCAACTGGCACATCATAATTGGCTAACGGTACTCTATTTAATACATATTTCCGTCTTATAGATTCTCTGACACCTTGAGCATATAAACTAGTATTAAACAAAAATGTGTTAGGGTCAACCGAGCTACCACCCGTAAATAAATTAAACGCATTAACAGCACCATTTACATACTGCTCAATTGGTACTTGTTGAGTATCAACTACCATAAATGACACGGTCGAATCGTTAGGGTTTGTATAACTAGCATTATTCATTTGCCAATTAAATATACCCGTTAGATACGCTATCTCATTTATACTGTTTAATGTGCTTAGTGTTGTTGCCATTTAATACACTATTCCAAAAAATGTAACTCCTATCGTTCCTCCCATTGCTGCAATTGTATCAATTATAACAACAGATCTTGAAACTGCAATTACAAAATTAGTAAAATTTCCAGCTAAGGTAGGATTTTGCAAAGATGTTACTGCCCCAATAGATACACCACCACTTACACCTATACCAGCGCCTACTAAATCAATAGTGCGAGAAGATGTAGAAGCAGCGTAACCATATCCGCAATTTCCAGAAATTAAAAAATTATCTGATGGAAACCCACCGCCAGCCAAATCAATGCAAGTAAGCGCCCATGTATTGCCCGCACTGTCATTTACTGTAAATGCTTGAGTCTTAGGTAAATTTTGACCAACTACAATATCATCAGAAGTGGGAACTCCGGAAGTTGAGCCTGTTCCACTAACCGCTATGGATGGGCGTCTATCATTTTCAACATTCATAGTATATTGAAGCACGCCTGCAGTATATGCATTTGATTGCACTACAGAATTAGAGCTTCCACCGGCAACTATAAGCTGAGCATAATTTCCCAAGGAATTATTTTCACTCATTATCGTTGAATTAAGACTATTATTGGATATTGAACTCGTAATCCCCATAGAAGTGTAAGAAGATAGAAAATCGGTAACTGAAGTAGTACCATTTGGAACACTTAAGCCGCCGACGCCAGTAATGGATACAGTATTTGTAAAAGTATCATCTTGTATGTCAGGATAATAATTTAAATAAGTTCCATAGCCACTAATTACCCCACTAGTTATTACAGCAACCACTACATCTGTAATCGGATTGACGCTAGCTACAAATAAATATTGAGTTAGAAAAGTATAATTTGTTTGATTGGCTGATGTTGGCATAATAGAGTATCTGGCAACAACAAAACCATTCCCGGTTACTGCGATGGTTGCACTTGGCGCATTACCAAAAATACCAGTGTCATATGGCAAAAACGCATAATGTGCATCTGCAAATCTAAATGCTCCAGCGCCAATAGTTACATTACTACCTGCTTGACTAATTGCACCAATATTTAAAATACAGGGCGCTTGCTGTTCTGTTATATCAGTTAACCGCGCATATAAATCTTGACTAAAGTCATTCATTTGGATGGCAGTTACAACTTGATCCGTATACCAATATGATTGTTGATTATCCATGTTTTTTATTCCTTAAGTTTTTATATATGCCACAATGTTCAACGGGTAATCCGCTGTACCTAAAAATTGTGTGCATTTATTATATAATGTTCGCGGGTCATTTGGATATGTATATCCAACAAGAGTAAACTTATCATCAAGAGGATCAACAATATTGCTAAAAGTAACAATATTTCCTATATCTGCGCGACTAATTCTTAAAATTAAATTAGTAATTTCTTGTTTAAATTCATTGCTGAAAGAGTTGCTATTATAAATAGTCCAGACTAAATTATATATTGCAGGTGCTACACTTTCAGGCGCCAAAATAGTTGTTGAATCTAATTCTGTTAAAGTTGGTATCCCTAAATTCCAATATCCCTCTACGCTAAATACATGATCATTAATATATACAGGACTACTTATGCCAAGTCTAAACCAAATATATTGACTTATTGCTAATTCTAAATCATAACTATTTAATGCTACAATATTCAATGAGCTAAACCACAAAAATAAGTTTGTGCTATCATAGTTATTACTCAATAAACCTACTGTACCGTTATATTCAAACTCCAATTGTGGAGAATAATTAAAAGAATACACTTGTTTTGCTACATTAAAATATTGATCATAATAATCATTAATCATTAATGCCCTAGCGTTAAAATCTTGCCCCACCACTGTTTCGGTAGTTATATCATTAAATATACCTTTTGGTATTTTTTGAACTAATTTAGCAAAATTATTTGGGGTTTGTGGTTGTCGAATACCGTTTAAATAAATAATATTTATATATTCAGTACCGGAATATGTCCCAATTACTAAAACAGCGATAGGGTTAACATCATTAATTATAAGAACATTTGGCTGATGTAATGTTACATTACCATATAATGTTTTTAAAGATGTGATAGTTATTTGATTTAAACTATTATCATTTAATATTACTGTCATATAAATCGGTAAAACATTTCCGATTAATGGCAAATTATTAATTGATGCTTTTACTATCACACTCATACCGCCGTTATTTCTATATCACTATAATCGGTTACATCATATGTATAATATAAATCCACTCCTGAATAATCTAAATTAGGTATTACTATATCTGCATTAGATGTTGATATATTCGTTAATATTTGAGCCAGCGCGCCATTTGTCGCAGATAGTTGAATATTTAACGCATATATAATACTATCAGTAGTTATATAATTTTGGCCACCTATATTAACTCCGCCAAAAGGCTGATTACATATAGCTCTACGCGTTTCCCGCTGAATTAATTGTGTTACCGTTAGTGTGATGGTAATTGGATTATCATTATTATCTTGCGATTCTACTGTTATTGGTGTAGATAAAGTATATCCCTCCACCAATGATACAGTTAAATTAAATGGTGAACCGCTATTTGTTGCTAGATATGTAATAGTCGTACCCGTTATAACTGTCAAACCAACTAATCTTTGTGATTGTATAAATGTATTAGCGTTATTTATAACATAAGTTGGCGCCTGCCTACTATATCCCACAAAAGTAGTTGCTGGCAATAAACCTTTATTTAATTGATACTCTGTGATTGCGGTGCCAACAAGTACAAAAGCTCCCAAAATATTAACTGAATTAATTGTTATAAAATTAGGTTCAATAATTGCATTTGTCACTAATGGAATAGGTAATGTTTGATTAGATTGCAAACAAAATTCAAAATAATCCGTTGTTCTAGATCCACCCTGCGGTACACGAACAGATTGCAATGTACGTGCAATACAGCTTTGATCTGACTCTAATAATTGTCCGTTTGTACTTGTTAAAACTGTAACTGTAATATTACCTGCGGCCAAGGTTGCTCCTGTTGGTTCAATGTAATTGTTGCCGGGTTGTATTGCGTATAAAGTTAAAACAGTGACATTATCTGGAATAATCACCTCTTGAAGTGTTTGATATTGATTATTGGAACTATTATCTGTAAATATTGTATTAGCCGGAATTGTAACGGGTACACTACTTATAACTGTAGTATCAATAGTACCATAAGTTTGACCGCCTCTGGCTGTTAAGCCGCGTGAATACAACCATAAATCACATTGATTGCCTTGTGAATTTTGAACATAAATCGAATTTTGTACTAAATTTAAATTACCATATAAATCTAATAACGTAGCAGCCATCGCGCCCGCTTGAATTGACCAATATGTATTTGGCGAAAACGCATTTATTTGTGAGCTTTGAGCTTGCAAATAGGTTAAATAATCATTTTGTAAAGAGTTAATTGTTACAGGTGTTGTCATTGTGCATTATTCCATGTTAATTGAATCGGGTTATTTTCGCGATCTAATGCTGATATTTTTATTGTAATAAAATTTAACGTTTGCGGTATAGTTGTAACGGTTAGATTTGATATTAATTTTTGCGGTATCATTGTTAATGCATAAGCAGCTACAACAATATTATTAATTGCATTGAGATTCCAGCCACCTCTTGGTATACCAGATAAATAAGGGATTAAGTCACTTTGAAGCTTTGAATTATAAATACAATCATACGCACTAACAGAAATATTCATTTGCGTTTGTATATCTGGTGCAGCCTGTAACAATCCTTGATCGGTTAAAACTAGCTCGCCATTTTGTATCAATGGTGATTGTGTCATTCTTATCGTTTCCCAACGTTATGATTTCCAATACCCGGTTATTGAGCCAAGTGGGGTAGCGTTAAAATTAAGATAACTACCGGCTGTACTATAACTACGGGTACATGTTGTAATTATACCAGATTGCATGTCACAATTTTGAATTTTTATTATAGTTCCAAGCACTGCATCCATGTTTTGCTGAATGCTTATATTTGGATCATCTAATGATATTAAACCCTGTAATGTAGCATAATCATTCAAAGATGCGGCCAACTCTTTACCCGTCAATAATGCTTGATATGATGCTGTGGCGTTTTCAGCTGCACCAAATTGTTGTGAACTTGTCATATATTTATCGGGATAAGCCAAATAACCGCTTATTACTTTTGCTACGGTAGGATCAGTAATAATATTTTCATTTATTTGTGTAGTACCTATCAAACCAGTAAACCACCCAGTAGTAGCCAATTGGTTAACTCGTGAAAAAAATTGAGGATTAGGAGTATAACTTAACAAATTTCGTGAGGCATTAGCTGCTACGCCCAAATTTGGAGATAACATATTATAATTGCTAACAATGCTTGGCGTAAGGGCGGCATTATCGCCATATTCATATTCTAATAATGGCACTGTAGGTGTTGCATCATTAGTTTCAGTATCGTTAAATTGATTTGTTAAATCGACATTAAACGGCGCGGCAAGTGTAGAATCTAATTGTCTAATGTTAATTATACCATTTTCAGCTTGATATAAAACCACGTTATTAAAATCAATGCTAGACCTTAACACGCTATCTCTACTTTGTCCAGATGATGCCATTATAAACACACTATCACTCAAATCAGATACATTAACAGTTTGATTAAAAAATGAAGAATAATCAGTATTGCTTATCATGTAATTAATTAATGAGTCGCTAGTTATGTTTTGGACAACTCCACCCGCTAATATACTTTGAATATTTATGCCAGTTAATTCTTGTATTTGATTTGTTTGTACCGAATCAAATAAAACTGGCGTTGTAGTGAGCTGAAATATACTTGGCGCTAAAGTAGCAATTAAATAAATGCCGCCCGTTCTGCTATTCTCAGTCATTGGAATTAGTTGATATTTACATGTCAATAATACACCTTGAAACACTACATCATCATTATCAGTTATTTCAATCGGTTGGCCGCTACGCAAAACATTGGATTGGTCGGGCGGTTCATCCATTGATAAAACTAACATTGACGTAATACCACTACTAACCAAAGAATAATTTAAATTAGCAGCTATAAATTGAAATGGTGAATCTGGAGTAATTAGACTTTGTAAAGTATCTAACGAACTAAATACATAGCTATTATCAATTTGTCCATTTGCATTTACAGCATTTGGCCGTGGATAAATATTAATAGTTAAATTTCTCATTTGCTATGCGGCTTATAACCCGACATGCGTTCAACTGCCGCAGTTGCCACAGCATACGGATTAGTTGCACCTGATTTTTTAGCACTTTCTTCTACTTTTTTAAAGGTATGCTCTATTTTTTCTTCTTTAACACCCGTTTGTTTTACAATATCTTTAATAAAATTTGATGGCATAATAATTTCCTTTAATTAAAACCCTTAGTATAATTTACAGTAATTGGGCTAAGTTGGCGCTGACCTTTTAATACTTTATCCATAACTGTTTCACCTTCATTATATGCTTGTAATGCCAATTTCCAGCTACCATAATGTTGATAATTATGTTTTAAATATTTAGCTGCAACGGTCATATTTTCTTCAAATCGCTCGGGTTTAATAGCTTCACTGTACGGCAAATCGCTATATGTACGCCAAATTAGTCTACTAACTTGAGCAATACCAGCCGAATAACCACTCCTATCCATTCCAATGCTTGGATTACCTCGCGATTCATTCCACACTAATCTTTCCAGTGCATTTCTATCAACTCCAGCTTTTGCCGCTACTCTACTAATGGCAGCCTGTACATCTGCCTTTAGGGCTTTGCAGCTGGTGAAACCTTGCTACCTTGAGCACTAGGTGGAGATATTATATTACGCGCCAGTGTACTCAAATCTTTACCCAATGGGCTTCCACCTCCAAATATTGTGCCTGAAGCTTGCCCCGCAATATTTACAATTTGCGCTGTTACATTCATGTTTTGCACATTTTTTAAACCATCTGTAATAGCACCTATTATACTCTTTTCCTGCCCCGGTGATAAATTTGATTCTGTGCCTGCATTTCCGCTAGTCGTATTGACAGCAACTTTATTCTGTAACGTTGACCTTAGGGATGCTGGAGTAAATGCGCCTGTAGCTGTTGCCAAGCCTAAATTTGGTCCAAGCTTTCCATTCTGAAAATAATCTTCTAATTCTTTCGTATATTTTGCTCTAGATTCTTTGCTGCCAACAAAGCTGCCAGTGCGTAATGTTTCATTAACATTTAACCCCAAAACTCCGTTTAGCGCTTGATTACGGTAAAAATCACTATAACCCTGATTTGCATATCGCCCAAGATTGCCAGACATTCCTTGATTAAACTGAGATTGATAAGCTATATTATTTGCCTGCTCTTTTCCGTATCCTAATGACATTAAATTCAATGCGTTTTGTAATGTTCCAGTATCATAACCTTCACCAAATTTTTTACGAGCTTGTTTAATTTCTTCTGAAAATTGTTCTATGTTTTTATTGGATATAGCAGTATATTGCGCTGATTGTAATGTTAATTTACCAAACTCACCTACCGCAAAGCCTGCTTTTAAAAAATTCTGGGCTACATTATTAAGATCGCCTGTTTTCCCCCTATCAAGTGGATTAGTATTTAAATTAGGCACAATATTATTTAAAATTGAATTATAATTTTGAGAGCCACGATAACGTTTTTCAAATTCTTGTGCCAATGGTACACTGATCGATGCCCCACCTGTTATATCACTGCCCGCAATTTCTTGCTGAGACATTTTTAAACCAAAGCGACTAAATCCAGTACGCCATTGTGATATTGATGCATTAGCTTGACTAGTTGCCAAAGCTCTGCGTTGTAACATTTGCTCTTCTGTTAAAGCATTACCGCCAGCGGCAAAATATTTACCACCTTCATAACCACCTAAAAATCCAGCAGCTTTATTAACTAACTCTTTGCCAATATCAGCGCCAATAATGGCACCAGTTGGAGTCTTGGTTAAAAACCCGCCAATAGCTGCGCCAATAGCTGACCCGGCTGCTTCGTAATTTCCGCTATGCTCGGTTTGTCTTCTAGTTTTTTCAATGTCAAAATAAGAGCCAACATAATTGCCAAACTCTTGATTAGCTGCACCCTGTATACCCGCAGCAGCAAAAGATCCCCTGCTAGTGGCTCTAGCAATTATAGCGCTTGTTTCAGCCCCGGCATATCTAGTAGCCAATACGGTAGCGCCCGCAAGTGCTCCAGTCATCAAAGAATTGCCCATGCGATTGCCAAGTAATTCTAATTTCTTTGAGACCGAATTATTATACTCGCCAACGGCTTTTTCAAAATCTTTGGTTATTTGTTCAAATGGTTTACTATTAATATCATATGGACTTTTAATATTAGTGGGGGCATTTGATGAACGTGCATTAGCATTAGCAAGTTTATCTAATGTCGTATTTAATTTTTGTAAAACTCCAATTAAATATTCATTGCTGCTGCTTGTAGTGCCGCCAGTGCCATTGTTGCCCTGATCAAAACGTATATTAATGTCAGCCATTTTCTTCTATTCTTTGATAAATGATTTTTAAGAAAACTAACTGCTCGTAGCGGATTTTGTTATCTTCTCCAGCTGTTTGCAATAATTGAGCAGATATATATTGGTTGCTAATAATTTCTTGCGCTCTAATTCTCTCAATGCCTCTGGCTTTTTTTTTATGATTTCAATTAATGCCTCCACTTCATCGATTGGCAAATCGCTTGGTTTAGTCATTGCTAAGCTATCAAAATCAATGTATTCTTTGAACAATTCTTCTAACATGGCATAGGGTATCATTCCAACATCTTCTTCACTCCACACCTCTTTACCTTCGGTTTTAAATGGTGATGGTGATAATGCTTTAGTAACTATTTTAACCATTTCCAAATATTGCAAGTTAAAATCTTCAAAGCAATCATCTTTTTTGGCCATTAGTATAACTTCTTTTCTAATAGCATTTTGCTCAGAAGCTGTTAATAATCTAAAATCCCATTCAATCCCGTTTAAACTAAAAGTTTTTCTTGAATGCGCTCCAATAGTAATGTTATCAAGCATTGCATTGTAGCGCATTAGTGCTTTGTGATTAGTGCCGTTTGAGTTAGAATGTAAATCTTTCTTCTGCGGCGCAATTGGCGTGTTTTTGATATTTTTAATAGTATCCAAAACTTCTTGCTTATTCATTATATGTTACCTGCAAAAGCAGTCCATACCGCAGATGTAGCAGTATTAGCAGTACAAACAAAAGCATCACCGTTAGCAGTGTCAAGCCATAAAGTACCCACAGCATAACCTTGAGTTTTATCATTGCTAGATGTTGGCGCAGATGCAGAAAACACAGTACCAGCTTGCAATAAAGTCCAACCAGCATCATTTGCCGGATGAGTGCCCTCTACTGGTTTACTGAGGCCATTAGTAAACCACATGCTACCTTTATCAGTTACAAGAGGTAATGTTACATAATTAAGACCAATTGCAGCAGCTCCAGTAATCGGAATAGCTGCATATGGTGTATCTGGATCCCAAGCACCTTGTGGATTTAAAAAAGATGTTTTATTCATGAATTTACTCCTATAAATTACTTGATGTTACTGCATTAAACGTACAATCTCTTGTCATAACGTCGCCCTCGCCAGGTGCCGCTACGGTTTGATCTGTTGGATCAACTCCGGTAACTGCAAAATCTGGAGCTATCTGCGCTCCAGTTGATAATGAAACTGGTACAATGGTAAATGTTGCATCAGGATTTGCTATACAAAATGTACGCCAATTTACATAATCATTTAAATCAGGCATTAGCTCAGTCCAAGACATTGAATCAATCATTGAGTTACCGATTGTTTTACCTGCGGGGTTACCTGTCGGGGTCATACCTTGTTGAACTTTTGTGTTATAACGTGCACTCATTCTAAAATTGCGAATTTGACCATTTGGCAAATATTGAATACCGTTAACATAAATTTCAACCCGATCATAAAAATATTGTGTAGCCATTATTAAACTCCTGTAGCTGTATTATTAAATTGATATAATGAGCTAAATACATTAATTAATATATTTGCACCATTCAATTGAGGTATGATTTGACTCGGTATGTAAGCATCTACTTGGTTTGGATTAGTTTGATCTGGAGTAACTCTAACTAAGTTTTGATAAGCCTCTACATTTTCAACAACACCCAACAATTGACCTTGATTGAGAATCGCAATAATACCACTTCTAAATTGACGAATAAATTGTGGTGATATCAAAGCGCTACCAGCGTTATTTGGCAATACACTAATTGTTTGATAAAATTGCGCTACTTGTTGCTTTAACCATCTTACACAATCCCAAATATGAGTATATCTAAATTCAATATCTGGGGTTGTTGTATTAGGTATAGTGGTTAATGTGGTATTAGATTGCAATATTTGTACCACACCCCCAGAGTTTGGCGCTAAAGGCATCCAGCCTTGATTAACTGCTATATCACCAGTTCCGCCTTGAGTTGATTGGTAACTAGTTGTATTAGCAATGCTAGAAACTGGTAGGTGGTTAATTGTTGATCCACCTAATGATGGATATGGAGTATCACCATTTGCAAGCATATACATAACGGCAGAAGTTACACGACCCCCAGCTACAGTACCAGCAGTATTTTCGTAAGGAATATTACCAAACTGGGCAACATATGGATAAGTAACTAAAATATTCTGATTGTTATTTCTATTCGGCAATGTCGAAGCTTGAGAAGGCAATACAGAGATATTACCCGCAGCACCATATGTTAAATAATGATTATTTAACACTTCATTAGGATTATTAATTGCAGTAATACCATTATAAAACGCTGCCTGTGTTGTTGTAATTTGCGATAATGTGGTTATTGGAAACTGCAATACTGCACCATATAAATTAATATTATCTAAATAATCAAACACACTCAAAGTATTATCTAATGATACAGCTATAGTACCTAACGTATTAAAGCCACCGACAACATTACTTAAGCTTATTACAACAGTTCCACCGCTATCAGTTGGGTTAATAGTATAACCATTGAATGTTGCCGTTGCAGTAGTGCTGCCGGAGTTCCAAGCTGAGCCATTGTATGATGCTATTATGCCACTTGGATAGCCCGCTAAATAAATATTGTTAGCATATAATACTGCCACATATGCACCTGTTGCGCCTGCACCGCTGGATAATGCCCAAGTAGTGCCATTCGCAGAATGATAAACACCTAAGCCACTACCCGCAATTAATGTAGTGCCATTTACTGATAATGATGTAAACGAGCCACTTGACGCACCAGTTGTGATTGTCCAAGCAATGCCATTTGTTGAATAATAAATGCCAACTGTAGTTGCAGCATTCCATACGTCTAAAGTAGAATTAAATGCAATTGCTTTTACACTTAAAGTAGTTAAATTACTTGGCGTAAACGTTGTGCCATCTGTAGAGTAAACAATACCTGTCGTATTTCCACCTAATTGAAATAATCCATTTGCAAAATAAGCTGAAAAGAAACCAGCTGTACTTAGTGTTAATGCTGCAAATGTTATACCATCTGTAGAATTATAAGCATCTGCGGAAGCAGTTACGGCCACCCACACACCGCCAGAGGTTCCCACGCCATAAGTTATAGCTGTAAAGCTGGCATTATCATCACCAGAGCAACCAGTCCAAGTAATACCATCACTAGAATAAAATAAACCAGCTGTACTTGTTGTAACCCATTTAGTATTTGCAAAATAAATATCAGTAAAGATACCGCTATTAATAGAGCTAACTGTCCAACTTGAGCCATTAACTGAATAATATAAACCAGCATTTGTACAAGCTACATATACAGACCCATTCCAGTAAAATTTATTTACTGTATGAGTAGTGATATTACTATGCACCCAATTAATACCATCGGTAGAATGATCAATACCTGCGCTATCAGCGCTACCGCGTAAATAAACACCATTTGCATAATATAATGTTTGAGTTGAGTCACTTGGTAATGTAACATTTTGTGTGAGAGAACTTGATCCATATGCAGTTGTAGGCAAATAACCAAAATTGGTTAAATTTGCAATATAATATTGAGGTAAACCACTACTTAAACCTGACTCAGTAAGTATTGTATCAATTTGATTGGTCAATAATGTAACATCACCGCTTGTATAAGTGTAAGTTAATGTCGCTGTTGAACCTGAGATTTGTACAGAATTAGGCGCTGGCAAATTAAAAGGGGCTGGATTAGCATTGATTGTAGTATCTCTATCGCTTAAAATAGATAAATAGCTAGATGGGGTACCTTGAGTTGGAGGCGCAGCAGATAATGCAGTTTGGTAATAATCCCACGTCATTAATGTAATTGGGTCTGAAATATTAGGGTCTGGATATTGTACGTTATTTAATCCAGATAATACCAAAGGATCGCCACTATCACCAGCAGTTACAAATGCAACATTGCCTTGTACTGTTAACGTTGCCACACCACTAATAATTTGTGCTGAGACTACGGATCCATTAATCACATCTTGACTCAATATACCAGCCAATGCAAATCCTGTTAATTGACTAAATCCAGCCGGAATACTTGACCATGTCAGTATAGTTTGTGCCCCTACGTTGCTTACAGTGGTTGGAGCTGGTAAATCAAGAGTAAAGTTAATACCAATTGATGTCACTAAGCCATAGTATGCTAAATAATTTGTAGCTGCGGTACCAGTTGCAAATGATGGTACCTGCAGAGGTTTATATAAATCAGGTTGTGAAAAACCATTTTGCGATAAAATTAACTTACCACCAGTAATTCTTTGACCAAGTAATAACGTTTGCTTACTTGTAGAACCAGATGTGGGATTTGGCGTAAGCTGTGTGTTAACAATTAAATATCTCATGAATGAATTCATCTTTTTTGTCTCCTTAAACAACAATAACGGGGTTTAATTCATTATCTAAAATAGCAACTTGTTCAAATAGTGCCTGCGCTGCTACATAAATTTGTTCATCCGGACTTGTAATATCAAATCCACCTTTTTGCAATTCTTGCTGATAAGCAAGTAAATCTATTTTATAATCCATTTCAATTTTAACCACTGATTCTTTGGCGTACACGCGAGTATAATCAGTATTACATTCTTTACCAATCCAAAATAAGCCCGGCATAAACTGTTGGCAATATGTTGTAAAATCTAAATTCAAATTCATCAATTGAATTAAGTTAGCAATTTGGATAACATTTTGAGCCAAGTCAACACGCTGCTCTTGTAAGCTAAAGTGTAATTCCATGCAAATTTTTCCATCTTGAGAATATCCAAAACTATTTTTATGTGAGCGGAGTGGATAACAAAATATACCGGGCCTTTGCTTACTCGCCAAGTCATCTTTAATATATGCATATTGTGCAGATACAAATACTTGCTTAGTCCACACATTAACATTAGTCATATAGTCAACTATTAAAAAACATAATTGATTATCAATCCCTTTGGTTAATGAACCTTAAGGGAGTGCTTGCGTTAGCGAAGTCACTCCAATGCTCCAATCTTCACAGAATTATCTACACCGTTGCGTATAACTGTGATATAAGTGTAATTCATCATGTAAACTTTCTAATAATAGCCTGTATCAATTTATCTTCAATCCATTTCATATCAGCAGCACTTAAATTTTTAAAATTTCTCGCTGGCACTGTCGATATATTAATCTTGTTTCCCCTAACGCTGACATAAGGATCTACATTGCCACCAGTTTGCAGCACATCATATTTTGATTCTGTAAACTGCTCTATATCTGGGATTGTTAAAGTTAATGTTAATTTATCAACTTTAGGGTTTAAATCCCAATTTTCTGGGTCTTCAAGTTCATTTCTTAAATGCCCGGTATCTTGCAGCGGTATATCAAATCCCTTATCTTTTATAACCTTGGGGCTATTTCCCTGCCATCGCTCATTATCATTAAATTGCCCATCATTTTCAAACCTATTCCATTGCAATTCAGCAATTATTTTCTGCGTTTCTTTTTCACAAAAAACCATTATTTCAGTAATAAAATCTTGCAAAATCATTTTAATGCGGCGTATATGTGCCAGTTATTGCCAGATTTTTATTATCACTTATGTAGCCTTGATCACTTACAACATTGCTATCGTCCGGTAGGGGAGGTGTAGCAAATACCGGGCCTGTATTATCTGTACCAGTTTGTACGCCAGTATGTACGTGAGAGCCTAAATAATTAACGATATCAACTAATAAATTTAAAATATCGGTAATTACTCCGTTTGTACTTTGGCCCATCATAGCGTTTTCTTTATCACTAGCACTTACAGGCTGCATGTAAATGCCAGCATTGGCAGTAAAGTTATACCAATTTTGTGAATATGTTGCAATTTCTCCGGGGCTGATACTAAATGCGCTATCAGTAATAGCATTGTTATAACCCGTCATCATCACTTGTGTAGCTGATTGCTCTTCAATGTTAACCAATTGTTTTGGAAGCGGCACAGACATGATGCCGTATGTACTATATTGCTCAACTAAATTTGTATAAGCATTAATTGTGCTTGTGCTTAATTCAATCAATACGCGACCATTTGCACCAAAACTTGCGCTACTCATTTGTGCTATCATGATTCAATACCTCTAGTACGCATAAAATTAGTATTTATACCCCGATTATCAGGGTTATTATCAACCACTGGATTATTCCATGATTCAATTGAATCCTCACTAATATCAAGCATTGCCGCAATTGCACCGGGTTTTAATTTAATGCCATAATTCAATAATGAATTTAATTTGTCTAAATTAAGCGCCACATCTTCCGCAACATTATCAGTAACTTCAAAACTGCCAAAATCTTCTTGTTCATTGAAATTTAATTGCAAGGTTGGTTTAACTACTTGTTCAATGATACAGTTACGTAGCATTTCGCACATTGATGTAACATTTCTACCCAATAAATCCTGTTGTGTTTTACCTAGCGCATAACTACCTTTATCAGATAAGCCAGCCAATTCGCTTGGGAATAAAATTGCTGTTAACATCATCTTGTCAAAATATTCACTAACACCAACTAAATCTTGTAAGTTAGCTGTACTATCCATTTTATCCATTATTACAGATTCTTTTGTACCTCTAAATAATAGATAAGAATTTCCACCACCCGCAACCCCTAGGTTTTGCAATGCAAATTCAGTTTCTTCAAATACATCATAACCGCTTGGATCGTTAGCTTGGTTCGGATCTATAATAACCACTGGTATTGGAGATGCTTTATAATTTGCGCTATTGTGTAATATTCTGTTCATATCTGATCGCACTAAGTATGAATCATATGCGGCACGCAATAAACTACGACCATAAGGTGATGTCAAACCATCTAAGCCCTTGTAAGCAAAATGTACGCATTTGTTTTTGGGTATAATAACTGTACCAATTGGCTGCGCCCATACTGTCCGCCAAGGATAATCAAAATCACCACGTGATGCGTAAGGATTTGGAGTAACCCGACCATTTGGCCCAATTGAATTAAATGATAATAAATTACCGTAGCCTATCCACAAATTATTAAAATAATATTGTATAATGCCATCATCTTTTAGATGACCCTGTGAGTCGACACGATATATGATAGACTGTGCCGGACGTGGCTCAATATCCGTGATATATACATAACGTCCATCGCTTTTATATTTTTTCTCGCCAACTGAAAAACCTGCCCACCATGCGGTTTGCATGTCTATTAAAATCTCATCAAAAGGGCGATCAAAATTATCAAACATGATTTGAATAAATTCTTGATATTTTTTATTTTTATGTTGAAATGAGCCAAATTCGTTTTTAATTAAATTGTTTAAAATAGTTAAACCAGCTGATAATATTGGCTGCGTGTAAACCATTTTTTGAAATTCAGAGATACTAATAGATGATGGATTAGTAATTAAATCACTAAACAAATTAAATTGATAAGGGTTTGCTGTACCAATTACACCTTTTTCGCCATCATTGACTATTAGATTTTCATTCATGCCCTGAAATTCATCTATTACCGTGCTTACCTCAAAACGTGGTTTTGGCGATCTAACTTTTACGGTTTTTTGCGTATTATTGGTAAGCATTTCAGCAGGCAATTTATCCGGCTGCTTGGCTTGTTTAACAGCATTAATAATTGTCATTGTGTCCATACCCATCCAATAGGCCAGCCACCACTAAAATTAGTTTCTGGGTTTGTTAATTGTCTATTTGTGTAATTACATGCGCCTAATCTGCCACTAGATACAGAGCGGTTATATCTACGCTTAATACCACCGTCAATTAATGGTTGTAAGCCAGTTAAAATATATTTATAACCACCATTTGGCAATTTATCAACTAATCTATTTATAATCTTTGCATATTCTGTAGCAAAATCTTTTTGAAAATAAGAAAGAGTGCGACTCTCTTCGTCTGTATTGCGCGCTATAAAAGCTCCAATGAGTTGAATAGAGGCTTGATATACAAACATATTATATACTACTTCATAAGTATATGAAGGTAATGTAGTCCAATCTCCCCCAGCAAGAGTAATTAATGCTGGATCAGTGACATAATAGGGTGATAAATCTAATAGTGCAATGGACTCGCCAGCAGCAATTAATGCATTTGCTTGCCCGGTAGGAATTGCGGTTGAATCTAAATCAGATACTAATATTTTATCAGTGCCAATTAAGGGTTTGATATTAGTATTATAATCAATATATTGTGGTGATGGAACTGGTGCGCCCATTTTTTGCCCCCGTGTCGCAATCACTGCGACATAAGTTTAACTTTAAGTTATTATAACACATTTAGTAATAATCACTATAAAAAATTTGGGCGCATAGCCAGTTAATTATACGTTATCGTATAAACCAGTTAAAACAAAGTTTGCCTCTGGCATGTATACAGCCGGAGCACCTGCCAATGCAGCTACAATATCAAGTCTATTAACTGTATCTGAATTATTCAAATTACGATTAAATACACCAGTAAATAAACCCATTGAAGGCGCATCAATATTAGGATCAACTTCATTGTAAGTCAAGTGAAATGCACCAACTTGGCCCCCCATCGGAGTTAAATCTAACAATACATATAATTTGCCACGTGGCACAAAGAAATTCTGAGCACTGTTAGCACTAGTTGCATCATTTGGTGTAACTTTAGTAGTACCATCCGCATTTTGACCAACCCATACATCATCATCAGCAAGCAACGGAAATTCAAAACTTGGTGCATAATATGCATTAAGTTCTTTAACCATATCGCCAATTTGTACTTCCATTTTTTTATTGCCAAGCGATGTACCAGCAGCCATCAATAAATTGGTAGTTGCTTTAACGTTTGGATGATTCATAATTGCTTGTAAATCTGCACCATTACAAATCAAGCCACGAATGTATCTACGATATTTTAAGAAAATTGGATTATTTAAAATATTTGTAAATGCGATAAATGGATTATAAAGCGGGTCAGTATTTGAATAAGTAACCGAACCATCGGCATTTAAAGTACCCAAAGGCTCATACATAGCAATATAATTTCCATTAGGTATATTTGATGCAATAGTGCCTCCCGCATAGCTAAACCCATTAAAGAAAATGGCTTGATTAAGCAAATATTTTTTACGCGTCATTGCTTGAGTAACCATATTTACAGAGTTATAAGCAACTAGTTGACCGATACCCCGATCATCAAAAGACGTATTACCACGTTTACGCGCAAACATAATATCTTTTGCATTTAACATAGTACGACCACCCCATAATCCGGGTTGAAATATTACGCCATAAGTATCAAGATTTCTAACTGTTGGCAAAGTTGAGCTATCACTACCAAACTCAGGTAAAATACCAGTGTTGCCAACAATACGATCAACTAATGATTCGTACATTGGTAAAGATTTGTCGGGAAATGCTAAAGATAAAATTGTGTCTTTTTCAACTGATGAGCCAACTTCTTGAATCAACATATTTAGAGAGCCAAATGTCCAGTTGCCGATTGGTGCAGTTTGTCCATCAAAACCAGCAAATTCAAGAGTATTAAGTGTGGATTCGCTCATTTCTAAGCCTTCGGCTAATTTAATCTGCTTATCTTTGGCTTTATCACCTTGAGTTAGTTCAGGTATTTTTCTTACAGCTTCGTTAAACTCTAAGCATTTCATAACGATTTCTTGTTGAGCTTTTGAAATGTCAGTTTTTAAACGAAACTTATGTTCAGGTAAATCTGTATATTCTATACGTTCCATAATTTCGGCTCCTAGTATGAAAAAATTGTTTCAGTTGAACCACTAGAGTTCATCGTTTGTGTTTGTACGCATGTAACGCCTACAGTTGTAGTTACAGCGGTATTAACAACAGTGGCATCGGATGAAGGAGTACCACCAGCATATAAATATTGTTGTCTTAAAATCCAACCTTGCAATGGGGTAGCAATTTGCAGTGAGCCGGGAAATGTTGTACCAACAGCAAGAGGCGCTTTAAGCCCTGCATCACAAATAACAAAGCCATTCCACTTGGCTTGTCCAGTATCACTTGATGCTGGGTCAAAATTAATTAGTGCGCCAGCTGTCAAACCAGCAAAACTACCACTGCCGTCACCCGCAGCGCGTGCAAGCATTTGACCGTTGTAATAGCCCAAAACTGTGTTAGTGCTTGGTAATAATTCTTGACTTGGCACGCCTGATGTAGTAGTAAAATTCCCACCCGCAATAAAAGATGTACCCTGTTTTGTATATAACGTAACATTAGAGACGGTATATAACGTTGAACCATTAACTGGTAATTCCATAATGTTTACTCCTTATTTCTTTTTACTAAACTGTTTTTCACACATGTCGAGGATTTTTGCATAACCTTCTTCAAGCGCAACCATGCGGCTATCAATATCCTTTGCATGTTCGCTAAATTTACGAGAAAAGCGCTCAGAAAAATCCTTTTCTTTTTTCTCTTCTTTAGCTTTGGATTTTTCCTCTTCGGACATTTCTTTTTTGCCTTCGCCTTCTTCCTTAGTGATTTTCTTTTCTTCTTCTTTTTCTTTTTCGCGGTCTTCGGCTTCTGCGAATTGTTTAACTATCTTTTCGGCACGTGATAAATCTATACGTAGACTCATTCCATTTCTCCTAATTCTAATTGTTTAAGTTGGATTTTAATATCTTTCGATTTTTGGATATACTCTGCAAGCAGCGTATCGTGTAACTCACAATCTTCGGTTGATTGTGGTTCGCCCAATTCAATTTTTAAGTACTTGCTTAATATTTGTGGCGAATGTTCTGATAATTCTAAGAGATGTTTTAATTCTTTAGTGCGTGTTTCTTCAAAAGATTGCGCTTGATTAATAATCTCAATTTGTTGTTTGGGTGGTTCGAGTTTAGCTTTCTTTGCAACGTCTGTATTTTTTTGATATTTTGCAATTATGTTATCAATCATCATATCGGATGCATCAATTTTTTGCGGATGCCTCTTTGTGCCGATCATTAGCCCTAAATCAACGCTTGGCAATGAGGTTTCCATCATTTGCAATATGCCATTTGATGGTTTATTAATTAATTCTTCATATTTCCACGGAGGTATTTTTCCGGTTTTAATCATACGAGATAACATCATATGATTAGGTATGATTACATTTTCTAGTTGATATTCTTCAAACTGTAATTCACTGATTTTTTCTGCAAATTGCATTTCTTTATTTTTAATATTTGCAGTAGAGTTTTCAACTTTTTTCTTTTTTTCCTTTTTTTTAGATTCGTTTTCACTCATGAGTAAACCGCCATGGGGAGCAGCTTCATTAATTACGAAGCTCACTTCTTTGATTGATCCATCATCACGTATACCTACAGAAGTATTACGCAATAAATCACCATTAATTTTTTCTTTCGCATCTGGGTCTTTAATAACAGCATCTGCAATTAACGACTGTATCCCATCAATAGATTCAATACGTAAAAGACCTTTAAGATGTCCTACTGTATTATCAACATCTGATGTATCATGATTTTTGATAATTGGAATTACTTCGACATTTTCGAGCGGTTTAGACCAAAAGGATTTTAATTTCGCAAAAGGTGACATGTAACGCTTTTTAATCCAAGCGTTAGTTTTTTTTAGAGTATCATTAAGAAAATCAGCATTAATATTAACGGGTGTACCGTTTTTATCTTTTATATGACCTAATTCATACAACAATAGGACAGGTACATGTATATCATGCGTAGCAAATTTGCCATACTTTTGAAGCTGGTCAGATGTAACCTCGCGGTCATGCTTAACGTAATTGATTGTCAATGTTATTACTCCGAGGCGTTATCACAACGTCTTGATGTTAATTATTGCCACATTATAACATGTTATTTTAATACAGGGCAAATATTTTTTAAATATTGTGAAATATAATTAATAGTCAATTCCTAGATGTGGTATAATTGGTTATTATATTTCTTTAACTTTCACCCGCTTTATTATGCCAGTTAAATAAATATAATATTTAGTAATTTTCATTTTTGAAAGGTAATTCTATGAAAAAATTATTATTTATTATTACGTCGTCTCTTTTATTTTCTTTTAATTATGCTGACCCTATAATCAAACAATTCACAAATATTGTTGATAATTATGGGTGGAAATGGAATTTGACTGTCATGAGTTTAGATGGTAATTTTCCCGGCACATCCCTCGTAATAGATGGTTCTGGCATGTACAATCCATTTGATCTAATGGGACAACAAGCTACAATTGATTTAGTTAAAAATGGAATAGCATTAAATCCTGCAACCATGAACGAAAGTGGTATTATTACTTTAACGATGCCAAATCAAAATCAGTACTACACCGAAGTCAAAGTAAATACTATAGCAAGCTACAATTATATTTATATTGGCACGAGTGTGTTTGGTAGCAACCCTTCTCGGGATAAATTAATTGGCATGACTTTTCACGTTGTATACCAATAATTATCTAAATTTAGAAGCCCAACAGCGACAATTATAATCTTGTCCAACGTGATAACCTCCAGTTTCTCGGGGCGGCGTAAATAAAGAAACCCATTGAAAATTCATGCGGGCATGCGTAGGGCGTACTCTGCTATCCATTTGAGTATGCCATTGATATTCAGTATAACCGTTTGAGATAGCGTTATCAAATAAAAACTCTCTCACATTCCCAATCGTTGACATAGTTGTAAAAAGCACAATTTTGTCTTCTGTGTTTTTAACAATCTTATGCACAAATTCTGTACTTAATTGATCTGTATAGCTGTAATTTTGTTCTAATACAGATAATTCAATAAATTTTTGTTTGATATATTCCGTAGTGACATTTAGCATTTCATCGTTGGCAACAACGAGCTGATTAGCTTTTTTATCGTTTTGATAATCTGATACAGGTTTGATTAATGATGCAGCCAGCTCGTCGGCTTTTCCGACGTATTCAGCATTTATATCTTGTATTGTGCCAAAATTTTCAATGCGCCAGAATTTAACAGTTTCATCAATTTTAGGTTTAGTTAAATTTTTAATATCATTTAATTCATTTAATAGCGTACCAAAGGGTATAAGTAAATCATCAGCATATTGATGCTCGAAACGCATTGATTTTGGATGATAATTGCGTATTTTTTTTATGTTGTTATAACTCATCACATCAATCCTAATCCATGCCTGCGCTGTTGCTGCATAGGCTTTTTAACAAAAATACTTACTTGTGCACGTTGGTTAATTTGAGAACTTAAACCATACGCCAAAACGTCTACCTGATCATCATGTGGCATAGTTTCACCATTCATTAACGCATGTTTTAAATCAGCTCTAAAACATTCGCATTCTTCAAAAAATTTGGCCGCCCAACTTGCATCCACGGGTACATTTACAAATCCGCACTTAATTATACCAAGACCATCGTTTAAGCGCAAGAATTTATCTTTTTCAGGTATTAATTCAAAGACTGGAATCCCTTTGCGTGGAAGTCTTTGCATCATACCAATACCGCAAGAACCGCGCTCCACATTAACACCTTTAGCGCCAAGATGTTTCCATTGATGCCATTTATCAATGATTAATTGCTCTAAATCAGGCTCTTCTAATTTTACGCGCATCCAGTCAATTATAAAAAACTTACCTTCTTCAATCTTAGATTTACCAAATAGCCCCAGTACACTATAATCGTTAGCTTCTTTGGTGCGACTAGCGCCATCTAACACAAAATAAAACTCCCTGAAATAGCCCGGAATGCGTAGTTTTTCTTGCAAATCATATCTATTAAAATCATTGCGATTAAGCACAGCACCAAAATCAGCATAGCTAATATTCCAGTTACCGCCTAGTAACCTTTCTCTTTCAACTTTATTCTGTGACTTTAAAGAGCTTAGATAATTAGGATCAGTTTCAAGCAATATCTTATTATCATAAATGCTCGCGGGTATAAATGTAAAGCTGCGAGGTCTAGCGCCTCCATTCCATTCTAAATCGCTATAGTACTCGCGTAATTCGTCTTCACTATCGCCCCAGATAAATTGATTGTCTTGTATAATAAAATATCTAATTATTCCGCTACGTTCCTGTATTGCAAGCCCAGTATCTGGATCAATCCACCATTCGATCATCTTACGCACCCAACTATCTTTATCAGGGTTACATGTTGCGCGCACGTATGGTTTAATGCCACACGTAGAACGGTTACGGGTTAGCAAATAAGTAAATTGCTTGAAAGTAAAATGAGTTACTTCATCGAAACACAGCAAGCATATCTCTGTACCTTGGTACTCATATACAGTATTATCATTCATTAGATGCGCAAATTTAATTGTTGCGCCGGATGGAAATTTCCAATCAAGCTGCTGCTCACGAGGAGTTGGCCTGATTTTTTCTGGTAATTGATTATATAGCTCTTGAGATGCATCCCAGAGGCCACCGGGGCTTCGTATTTCCACACCGCTTCGGCGAAATGTTAATGCTTTGAAACCTTTAACATTATAATGGCGTAAGGGCTCCATGATTAAAGCATGTGTTTTACCACCCCCGGCCTGTCCACCATAAACGCAAATATCGGCACTACATGCCAAGAATCTTTCTTGTGGGCCGGGTTGAGGGGTAATTTTCATTTTTTAATTACACAAAACAAGATTTTCATATGATATATAATAATTCCACTACTTCCTCATTGTTCAAAATAAAAGTGGCATGAATTTGCACTATGCAGAATGAGTAACACCCGGTAGTTTACAAATGTACCATAAATTTAAATGAGGCTTTTCAATAATAAGTGAATCTACTTCA